AGCGTCTGCCCATTTTGCTAATGCTTTGAAAGGGGGCCAATGAGGTTTTGTTCTATCGAATTTATCTTTGTCTTTAGGATAAGATAAGCCTTTGTATTTATAATTCTTGTTCATATCTCCATGAACATATCTAGCGTATGGTGTATTTACAAATACTTTTACACCACCGGGTAATCTTCCACGATCTGCTACTTTCTTATACTTTATTTGTGATTTAAGTTTTCCAGAAAACTCTGGTGTATTTTCTTTAGCTTTTGCTTTTACAATTTTTCCGGTTGCATTGAAGTATTTTCTAAGAGGTGTATATAAGAGTTTTCCTGCGTCTAATCTTGATTTTAATTGTCTAGCCCCTAGAACTTCAATAGAGAAGTTTTTATCTGTGGCCATTATAAAGTTTTCTTAGCGTAACCCTTTATAAGTTTTAATGCGTCTGGATCAAATCTGTTAAATAATTCTCCTGTGCCTGTTGCAGGGTTACCATAAGTCGAGAATGGACTATCTTTACGTTTCCATAATCTAGTTGCTTGTAATAAACATGCTTGTTTAATTGCGTCTGGTACTCTACTAAATCCCCAATATGCAGTTATCTTTAAATTTTTAGGGATCGTTGGATCAAATCTTTCACTTGATCTTGTGCTTAATATTTTAAGCTCGTTATATGGCTCGTAGTATACTGTACCACCTGCCGTTGCTATTTCTTCGGGGTTAATAGGATTAAGGTAGTAATCAGTATCTAATACAAGTGTAGTTTCGTGTGTACCATCATCTGTTGTGTCTAATTTTACAACAAGACTTGTAGTTTTAGCTATATCCGGAACTACTATTCTTAACGCCTCTGTCGGATTAAAGTATTTAGATGTTGCCGATTCTGTTTCATAAAAGAATCTTTTGCATAATCTGTCGATTTCTCTTGAAGCCGCATTAATTGCATTATCAATATTATTGTCTTGTCCAGAACCGGTTAGACCTACATAGGCCTTTAAATCGTCTTTATCGCAATACTGATCGTGGGCCATTGTAAATTACTTGCCTTTATTTTCAGCAGGTGCTTTAGCTTTAGCATTAAGTCCCCACTCTTTAGCTTGTGAATCTGTAACTTCCATGCCTTTACGACCTAATAGTTTGCCTTTCTTCCAACCATTTGGAAGTTTGTCATTAGATTGTCCTACTTTGCCATCTTCGTTTAGCCAAGTATCTTTTTTAAGTGTATGAGCCATTGTTTCCTTTCTAACATTGGACTTCCCCAAACCGAAGTCTGAGGAAGTTACCATTGTTTTTTTCTAATTTCTTAGAAGTTTGTAATTGAGCAGAATGCTGCTGGTCTGTAAATAGGTAGTCCCATTCTCACAGAAGCTTTCATAACAACTATATCTTTTGCAAAGTTTGATGCATGGCTATCGGACATGCTTACTTCCATACCTTGTCTTGCGACTATATGAATAGCTTGTCCACCACCAAATACACCTACTAATGCAGTACCTGCTGAACCGATTTCAGTTGTAGGAATTACTGGCAATCCCCAAAGGGTTGCAGCAACGCCTGCACCGAAGTTACCTGCACCAACAAATAATGGATTTAAAGATCCACTTGTTGTAACGGCATTTACTTCAGTTATAACTTGATACCAGTCGCTAGGGTGCATAAGAATTGCGTCAGGTTGTAAGAAGCTATCTTTTTGTATTTCTGTGATTGCTTCTAGTACTTGTCCAATTCTTTTAAGGTTTCCACCAAATGAAGAATAGTCAAAAGTATTGATTCCTGATTTATTCAAGATACCGGTTAGGTTTGCACCAGATCCGGAGCCACCAATAATTTGATCACTTACATTTTGTTGAACCATGAAACGTAGTCTTGAATCAATGTAGCCTTGTGCAGCAGACATGTCAGCAAGAAGTTCTTCTGTCATTGGTACGAATGAACCTAATTTTCTAATGTTTTCAGTTCTCTCGGTAAATGCAAGAGTATCTTCTGCGTATGTTCCTGCTTCAGCAATTGCTCCACCTGCGTTTGTAAAAGTAGTTTCTTCAAGATACTTGTACTGATACTGATCTGTTGTGATGGTATCAATTAAGTTAGGAATAGCTAAAGGATTATCTTGAGCTGATTCTTGTATTCTTGGTCCTCTTACTACAGGAGGTGGCATTGTTGATTCAGTTGTATCGGCTTTTATGCCCATATTGAACTTCAACTCAGATGTAATGTTTTTTTGTCCATTTTCTTTAAACGCTTTATAGGCGTCTGAATCTAAGAACTGTCCACCAAGAGTTTGAGGTGCTTCAAGTGACTTTTCGAAGTGTATGCTTTTTGGCTCTACAACTTTTCCTGCCTCGATAGCTTCTTCAAGCTCTTTTTTTTCAGTTTCTATTTTAGTAGCTTCTTTAATTTGATCTACTAATTCGGACATTCTCTCATTACGCTTTGCCCACTCGCCTTTTTTCTCAGCGTCAAATCCTGTGGATTCGATCCCTTTGAAATCAGCCATTGTGGACTCTCTAAGGTCTTGAAGTTCTACCTTCAAATCGTTTAGATTTGCCATAATTTATATTTCTCCTTCGACTTCTAATTCTATTGTTTCCAATAGTAATTGTTCTGTCTGTAATAGAATTGTCGTATCGTCTACAATATCCTTTTCTGGTTTTGGACTTGCAATATCAAGTAGTGTGTCTATATCTTGAAACACTTCTTGTAATGTGTCCTGTAACTCTTCAAGTACATCAGTAGAACCCTCCGACAATAGTTTTTCTTTTTTTAAGCGTAAGGCAGTAAGCTCCTTAGCCCTTTTTAACACAGTAGATAACTTGATAAGCAACTCATCTACATCTTCGTTAAATCTTTTTGGCTCTTTTATTTCTTCGATCTCTGTATCTTTAACACAGTCATCTCTTGCTTCTTCATCACTTTTTACAGATAATGTTGAAGTATTCTGATTGGCCCCTACTAACACTGGGCTAACTTCCCAAACTTTTACATTTTTTAAATAACGTACTTCTATTTCTTGAGTATCTTTTTGAAACATACCGACTTCATAGTCGTCTACTTCATAACCAAATGACCATTGTTGTAAATCTCCCATGGCTTTTACTGTATTGAAAGCGTCTCTGCCTCTTTCAGTGTCCATAATGAATTGACCTTTGAATATAGCTTTATTTCCATCATCTACTATTTCTCCTCTACCAACGACATCTTTCCAATCATGAGCCCAAACCATTGCGACTCCTTTTTCTCCGTAACCGGACTTGATTGAATTAGGCAGTACGACATCTCCGTCGCTATCTACTTCGTTGAACACAGAAAAAACTGCTTCCACTTTTCCTTCAACCTCATCAGTTGTAGAAAGTTTAAATTCTTTAAATTGCTTTGCCATATTGACTCCTATTATATCCTACTTTCATGAAAAATCATGCTACATCTACAATTACATACTAGCCCTGCCGGTGCTCCTTGGCTACTATCTCCCGGATAATTCATTTTGTAACCCTGTACAGTAAAATCACTATCTTGATTTACCCTTACAAGATCCATAAACAAATGACTATCTCGCACTAGTCCATCTCTTCTAGTTATCCATTCTTTTTCAAGTATTAATCCTGTTTGTTTTGCACTCTCGTTTGTACTCCAATTAGATAATGCGCTACCCTCTGTTCTTGCTATATTCATAGCTCTGCCTAGGTTCTTTTTACCTAAACTATCGGATATGCCCTTTTTAACAAAATCATCAAGATCTGCACCTGTAAGTCCTAATTTATTAGCTTCATCTAGGCTTTTTCTTAATGATCTATTAAGGTTATTCTTCATAGTTACACTCATGTCCGGCAAAAAAGTATTAAGTCTTTGTTCTATAAATGCTTTTGCGCTTCTGTTGTATCTTGTATTGTTTATAGGTATTGCTTGTCCACGTTTTCTTCTTGGGTAAAACCCCTCTGTTAATATCACTTGTCTTGGCACTCTTCTTCTTGATCTAAGAATCTGCTCTTGTTCTGTTTCATTAAATACAAAGTTTTCTTTAGCTTCATCGGGCAATAAAAGATCAACTTGAAAATAAGCAAAATCTAATGTCATACTTTCATAATAAGGAAGTAACTCATCTTTCCAATCTAAAGTTGTTTGTCGATCTATTTGTGCATTTAATAAATTTAAGATTCCAGAAGTCGATACTGTACTTTCTGCAAGTGTTTTGTTAATTGTGTTTACTTGTTTTTTTAATAGATCATAATAAACACTAGCAAGTACATAATCCCAATTACCTAATAATCTATCGTATGCACTCCAAATATCATTTTTAACTTCTGCATTTTCAAATCTACTTACACGAGTTTCTTTTTTCATCTCTCTAAGTGCGTTACGTCTTTCTATCAATTCAATAGCACTTGTAAATTTATTCTGTTCATCTCTTCTGTTCATAGCTCTTACAAGTTTATTAGTCCAATCTCTACCGGCATTACCACCCCATAAAGCCCAAGCAATTCTTCCATTACTTGGATAGCCATCTTCTCCCGGACTATAACCATCTGCTCTTTTGTCGATCTCATGCCTTGGGAAGTATTTAGCAATATGCCTAGCCTTTTGTGGACTTACAGTTGTGTTGTTTATGATGTATCTTGCTGATGATAGGCCGACTGATGTTCCACCTCGTCCATGTTCTTTCCTCCAAGCAAGCCCTCTTTTAGCTTCTTCTTTGGCCCCTTTAGGAATTGTAAAGTCAATATCATCATAGAT